ATCTGATACTTGAGCAGTGTTTTGACTCCATCTAAATTGAATCTTACCCCCTGTTTTACCTGTTTTGACTAAAGCCTTTTCATTTATAAAGGCAGCCGTTGAACCGTCACAACCATATGAAATATCAGTTGTTAAGTTATGCCTTGATATCCTTGTATTTGTATCAGCATTTCCAGTTGTTGAAGTTGCTGGACCTATACAAATTTTAGTTGTTAACTGTTCAACCGATCCAGTCAACGCCCATTCACTTTTAAAATCAGCATTTGCAGCCCCGGAAACTGCTAAATTAAATTCTATTTCAAATATTCCGTTTGATGGTAGATGACAAAACAATTCATCATCATTTCCTAAAACGCTATCATTATTGACAGTTTGTGTCTCAATTTTTTTTATTATTTTTGGGATATCCCATGATTCAAGTTTATTCCCTTGTGTATTGCTTATCATGAAATCAGTTATAAGTGAAAATGAATTTTCATTATAAGCCCCTAAATAAATACATCCTCCTGCACTTGAATCAATAGTTGTTTCATGTTCAAGAATCTTTATAGCTTCACCATCTTTTTTAAAAATAGCCCTTATTGTATCAATATTTTTTTCAAAATAAATTTGGAATCTTTCGTTAATTAACAAACTATTAACAAATGTTAAGTAATAATCAGTTAAAACCCCACCTTCGTATACTTCTAGATAAAAATCATCATTATCAACAGAAACCTCAATATAATTATCAGCATCTGACCACCAAACAATAGAAGATGTAAACCCTTCTTTTTTGCAATATACTTCAAATTTAGCAATAAAACTTATAATACTGCAATATAAATGTAATCCGGCCTCGTTTCCTGTCTGGTCGAAGGGGTCAAGCCTTTGGATTCCTAACTCTCCCAGGATTGGATCGTTATATAATAAATAAGAATCATAAGCTATATCAAAAGCATTTTCCCACCCAGTAACCGTCCCTTGATATAATTGGAATGAATTTATATAGCCAGCTTGATCGGGATCTTTTCTAACTAGCTGGACCAATTGAATCGATATATATTCGTTCTGAGCGTTTATAACCGTATAAGCTTGACAATTAATAAATGTAATATCATCCCATCCGGCCGGACTTCCATTAGTTGTAAAATCTTTTTTCTGTGGGAAAAATACCCACCATCCAGATCTAGGATTTGAAAAATTACTAGGATCATATGTAATGCTATAATTATTTGAATTATCAGTCCCGAGTTTTAATGTTAATTGTGTGAATTTCGTATAATCTGAAATATAAACAACAAAGGCAATATTATCGTCAGAATCGGATGCCGATCCATCATTAAAAACCTCTAGATCAATACTTGAAATAGTTTTGTAAATTCCAATATACCCAGCAACATCATCATTTTCAAGAAATCTAACACTGCTTTGGCCTATTGAATAATTAGTTGTATCATCCGACAAAGTACTACTAGCAGTCAAAGGGGTCCATAATGAACTATCTTGAAACTGGTCAACCTCAAATACATTAGTCTGGTAAAAAACTTCTTTATAATCGTTTAATCTAACAGACTGAGATCTTGCCATTTCTTGATCTAAAATACCAACAACTCGATGTTCTTCATTTTTAACAGAGGCGTTTATTGCCTGCCCTGATCCATTAGTAAAACTTAATGGGGTAAATTTACTAGCCTCAGCCATTTTTAACACCCTCCAACAATAAAGGATTTGTATGTTTTATTTTAGGGTTTTTCCTCTCAATTACTGGATGGATACTACTTTTTATTTTAATAGCTGGAATATCCATCTTAATTCTTAAGGCTTTTACCTCAACTTTTTCATTATTTAATTTTGTTATTTCAGTCTGACTAAAATTTAATAGATCCTTTATAGAATCAACGAAATTAACACAAAAAGTTGCATAGGCGTTATTTTCAAAACTTTTATCTTTTTTTTCAGGGATCTCAAAATCTAAAATAAAATTCATGTTATTTAATCTCCAATCATTAAACTAATTTCACATGCTTCAATTTTCCTATATGCTATCTCAAAAACATCAACAGGGCAATAACTAATATATGGCTTTTCCTGTGATTTTCCTATAGGTGGGTAAACAATCATATATATGATTGTATTTGGATGGATATCAGGATTAAGCACAATTTTCCCATATTTTTCAAGACAATATTTTTCATATGTTACCTTTTCAGCCTTAATAATTTTTGCTCCAATAAAATTATCTCTCATGTTAATTTACTCCTTTTTAATTTTAATAAATATTACCCTACAATGACAATTTATATCTTCTTTTGCTATTCCAAAGCCTCCGGGATATTCTGCACTATATCCACTCTCTGACCAAAAAAGTCCATTCTGGTCTGCTATTTGGTTATGTAATACCTCATGGCTATGTCTAGTATTAATAAATCTTGCTTTCCATTTTTTATTATAACTATTTCTTACTATTTTAAACTTTTTATAAAAAAAATTCTTTACTCCCTCTTTGACTCGATGGCTTTCAGTTCTTAAGATCCTTTTAGTTTTGTTATAATCCTTCCTGATAAACATTGATATTTTCCTATTTTTAAAGAAATCATCTTTTTTTATTAACTTTACATTTTTTGTTAATTTATTTTTTTGTTCATCAAGTCTATTAACAAATGTTTTTTCATCTATTTTCTCATAAACTATATTTTTATTAATTTGTTTCATGGCTTCATTATATTGAGCATCAAGTTTTTCGTTTAATTTGGCGTTATATTCCTCAATAGATGACCTATATTGTTTAGTGGCTACACTTTTAACTATATATCTAGAATTATCAATTATTTTGCCATATGATGTATTAATTTCTAATCCAATATTAGAATTTGGCTTCTGGAGAGCTTTTTTTAAATTATTAAAAATCCCTTTAATCTTTGACAATGACATCGTCAGGCTCACCACCATTATTATTAGTGTCATTTAGTTCATCTTTATCAATTTTCACGAGTTCCTTTTCTGGATCGTCAACAATTGGATTGTTAGCCACAATTGTTTCTTGAGCGGCCACGCCTGTTCCAACCATATCAATACAGTCATGTATTTTCTCAGATTCATTAATTAACTGAGACTTATTAAAAATAATATCCGATGCAGTTATTTGACTAATTTGTTTTGATTGTTTCTGGATCTCATTATATTTATTTGAAAAAGTCAATAAACCTATTACAAACTTTTTACATTCTTTTAAAAACTTATTAGCCTTTTGATCTAGCATACTAAATTTTGATTTTATATTTACATTTGTTAAATTAGATCCAGATAAATCATCTATATCAACCGCTTGGGCAAAAAGAAATATATTTTTTCTTAAGATCTCTAAAAATTCTTTTCTTGCCTGAAATGGAACCTCTTTAGATAATATTTCAACATCACCATTATCTTTTACATTAATAACCTTGTTTTTCTTTAAAAATTCCATAAATTCAGCGGCAGCCTCTTCGGTTTTTACATTTTCAGCATAATTTTTAACTAGTAAAATAATTTCTTGGAAATCAATAAAATTATTGGCAAAATCACTTATAATCAAATCATAAGCATCGATTAATGGTTTTATTGGATCTAAATCAGAATAACCATATCTATTATTCTCTAGTTTTATAAAAGGAATAACACCCCATGAAATATTGTTATTTAAATGAGTTTCTGTGGATATTTCCTGGTATAATCCATCCTTTAATTGATAGGTAGTTTTACTTAAGTTATCCCATACCTCACAAAATTTATCATCACCAAGATCATAAATTCTTATAATTTCCGTTACGTTGTCCTCAATTGTGCCGTCAGTAATCTCAATAATAGTCTCACTTGGAATTGTTTTTTGTTTTAAAACTCCATCTATATCAACATATATAAATAACCATCCAATACTTTTTTGACTGGCAGCTTCAGCAACATAATAAATTTCCTCGTTAATATCAAAGGATGGATTGAAGTTTTTTACAACCACATCTTTTCCTAAACAATAACTAATTTTTTGGTCCAGGATCGTTTTAAAAAAATTATTAGCAATTTTGACATTTGACCTGTATATATCCGGATGCTTTTCTTTTCTGGACCAATAAAAAAATTTACGTGTTTTTATATCATTATTAGTTAAATAATAACGTTCACCATCTACCATCATTTTATATCTGGCAGACCCAATCCAATTATTTATAATTTTTGTTAAAATTGAACTATCCAAAACATTCACCTCATTATTTTATATCTTAATTATATATAGTAAAAACCCTTAAGTCAATTGACTGTCCAAGCTTTTACTATATAGTAATTATATGTTATTTAGTTCCATTTACTTCAAGTTTAAGATAAGAATAATCAAAAAACTCGTCAATATCTTCCCTTTTTTCAAATGATAACTTTGATGTTTGTTGAAATTTATCAACAACCTCAACTATATATATAGTGCCATTTTCAGCTTTTTCATGTGGAATAGGATAATATGAAACAATTGTATAATAATTATCTAATTGCATAATATACCTCTATACTCTATAAATTATAGTATGACATAAGGCAGAATTAACGGCCCCATAATGAGAAATATTTTCTAGTCCTTTTTTAATTTGATTTTTAATATTGTCCATAAAGTATTTTTTAAATTGATTAATCGATGTTTTTTTAATTGGTCCACAATAATCATAAAACTTTTTATTATCCTCAGTTACTGCAAAATCAATAACATTCCAATTAATATTAGTTAGATCCTTATATTTTAATGGATCTCCTCTTCTTTTTCTTTTCTTATTTGCATTTGTCATTTTCTTTTTGTCCTCCTCTTTCTATTTCAAAATGTTCACAAAATCCAATTTTCATGTTATCATTTTTAGCCTTTTCTAAGATCTTACATGAATCTTTCTTGAAACAATTATTACATTTACTATCCTTTTTTTGATTTGATTCTTCTAAGATCTCTAAGGATCTCCAAGGATGGAAATCAAACCATTTATCTCTAGCCCTTACAATTGTTTTTAAATTTTCTAAAGTGTTAACTAAATACTCAGCTAATATATAATCGGGTGTATCACTTTCATTTTCAAGACAATTTCTATTTATTACCTGTTTAAATTCTTTTATTATTTTTTCTCTATTTTCCATTGTTTTCTTGACCTCCTAAGTTTTTTTAAGTCTCCTGGCTTCACATTTAGAGCAAAGCCCCTTATTTTCTTTATAATCTTCATTATTAGGAATATAAGTATTACAGTTCTTGCATTTTATATATTCTGGTCCACCCATTGTATTAATTCCCCTTAGATCTAATAACTTCATTTTTTTATTTTCTCTTATTACTTTTAATTCTATTCCATTTATGATTTTAATATATCTCCATTTATCATTAACTAATTTATATAATTTGTCTCCATTAATTATTTTGTAAAATATCATTTTCTTAATATGCATTTTACAAAGTCCTTTAATCTTTCCAATATTCTTTTTCCCTTATAACAAGTACAAGTTGCTATGATTTTTTGATTTTTTTCCCCATAATTAATATACATTATGGCTTTTTCAAAATATATATCAGGTTTTTCATTTGATCCCATTTTTAAGCCTCCTGAATAATTTAATTAATTTATTATTATTCATATCATGAATACAAAAATTAAAATTTAAATATCTAAATTCTATATAAAAATCAAAATATCTATCTCGTAAAGTTGCTCCATTGGTCCTTATCCTATATATCTTTCCTACTCCATTTATAGACCAGGATTTTTTATAACTTATTAAGCTTATTTTAAAAGTTTTAAACCATTTATCAAAGATAACATTCACTCAAAGACCTCCTATTTTGGTATTCTCCAACCTGATTGTAAAATTATGTCGTCTAATGCATATCTATGAGCGTCTATATGATGGTTATTCTTATCTGGATATTGTTTTATCCAATTTCCATTTTTGTCCTTATCAAAAGTATAGGAAACAATTTCCTGATAAGTTCTCGGGCATCTTTTCCTGTCAATATAAATAGCGTTAAGGTCTGCCAACCATTCAATACCATGTCTTACACTATCAGGCCCCTTTTTACAACAAACGGCGTTAGTATCGTATTCAGTAACCATTGTATTAACTGTTCTTGGCTCCTGTCCATCACATTTAATAATTTCCCACGGTCTTAACCTTTTATTTAACTTCTTACAAAGGGATGCCGTTCCCATTCCGTACTCATGAAACTCGTCAAAGGTCCATATTGATTTTTGATTTTGCTTATAACATAATTTATTATATGCAGTTGGATCGACTGTAAAACCAAAGTCAACGGCCTGTCTAGTATATTCAAACATAAATATTTCTTCATCTGTCAATGTAATTTCTTTTACATTTTTAAAGATCTCTCCACCAATACCGGTGATTATTCCCAAATATTCATTTTCATATGCTCTTAGATCCTGTTCTTTAAGATCTTCGGCCATTTGAATAAAAGTAGCCCCAAGCCATTCTGGATCAACATCTAAATAACTTGAATGATGAACTATTCGACCTCTTTTTTCAATAGCAGCCTCTTCATTGACCCAATGACTAGCAATAGGAGGGGGGTTAAAAGTCATTATACAAATAGCCTCTCCACCCCTAAAGATAGATTGATTTACATTTCTGATTTCTTCCATTCCTTCATATTGGTCAAATTCTTCCCACCATCCATATTTTACAAACCCACTATCAAAGGACATACTTTTAATTTTTGTTGGCTCGTCACAACCATGAAATACAATTTTTTGCCCGGACGGCTTAAATGTCATTTCCATAGGTGATTTTATACAGTGCCAATCTTTTTCCACTCCTAACTGTTTTAAGGCCCATAGAAATTTATTGTATACTGTACCGGATAAAGTATTTTTAACCTTCCTCATGGCTACACAATGAGTAATTAAACCCTTTGTATAATAATCCTCCATCATTCCATAAATAATTATTTCAGCAGCAAAGGAGGACTTTGTTGAACCCCTTCCCCCTTTGCATATTAATTCATATATTTGATTATCAAGAACTTTATCTATTAAATGATGAAAAGGCTTGGCAATTAAATCCTCTAAATAAATATCTTTCACTTATTCTCACGCCTTCGGCTGAATGTATATTTATCCTCTGTCCCTGCACCTTTTTCAAAGTCTGGATAATGTTTTATTAATATCTCTATAGCTTTTAAAGCCTCTCTTATACTAAATATATTGTCTAATCCTTCATTTTTTGATTTTCTCATTACTGAGGTTAAAAAACTTAAAATTTCTTCTAACTGAGCTTTTTTATGCTTTTTTGCATAATCCCCAGTTAGTTGGGAGATCCTTAGTTTTATTTCTTTCTTTTTTAATGCTCTATTCCCGGCCTCTGATAAATTTTTTCTGTGCCTTGTTGTCAATTCATCTAATGGAATACTATTCTTTATTAAGTTAACAAATCCAGCATTATAAGCACTTAATACATTATCAACCGTTTGAGAATACCATTGACAAAAAATTTCTTCCTGGGCTGTAATCGTATAAATTATATCAATTACTTTTCCCATAATTAATCACCAACTTTGCTCCTTGGAACAGGAACCCCCAAAGCAATTAAAATCCATAAATTTATATTATGCTTGGCATCAATTTTTCTTTCAAAAAATGATAAAGATCTTGTTTTCCCTTCAAAATATATTATAGCGTGCCATTTATTCCTTGAGTTATCCCAATTTATTTTAACTTCAAATTCTTTATTATTGCTATAAAGTTTATAATGCTCCGATTCATCAGAGGCAATATTTGTTATTATTTCCTTTTCCATTTCTACATTATGAAATTTGATTATTTCTCTTTTAGTTTTTTTGGATAATACTTTTTGTTCCTCCATGATTTTTCATTCCTCCATCTGTTATTATTCTATTAGTTAGTAATATATCAATATCCTTTGGACTTAAGAAAGTATTGCATACATTTTCCAATGAAACCGTTAAGGGCTTTATTTCAAAACTTAAATTACTTTCTAGTATCTTTTCCATTTCATTATAATATTTTTTTGCATTAGTTCCAAAATCATACATTAAAATATCTTTATCTACCGTTTTTTGAACAAATGTTTTTCTCTTATTATCTTTATCCTTTAAACAATATTTATCAATATATTGTTCTTTTACTGCCTCATAAATGGACTTTTCTTGGTTTAAATCTCTAGTTAACTTAATTACTTGTAATTTGATTCCTGGCTCCAATCCCTCAGCGTTATACAACTTAGTTAATGAAGTTAAAACCAAATCAATAAATTTCATTTTCATTTTTTTCCTTCTCCTTATGCAATCTTTCAATTTTTTCCTCAATAGAGATCCTAACAAAATCTTGAATACTTAAGCCGGGATTTAAGGCCACAATTATTTTAATCTGTTCAATAACTTTCTTATCTATTCGTGTAAAAAATCCCTTTAGCATCTATTAGCTCCTTTTTCCTGCATGATAATATAATTTTTCAATAATACCAGGCCAATTATGATTGTTTTCTTTTACTATTTTCTTAACATCTGAGATATAAAGTTTTCCCCAGTCAGATAATTCATTTAACATATCTTCATAATCAAATATATCTTTTTTAGCTATTAAATCTTTATTATATTGGATGCAGTCATTTCTAAAAGCAGTAAAACCGCCTTTTTCTTTTAATATCTGTGATGGACAATTCTTTTTATACCACCAATAATGACCAACTATAGTTTTTTTCCAGTTATCACCTTTTAAATTAGGTAAGTTATTCATTAAATACACATTTAATTTTATCATATTTAATCTAGTAGTTTTCCAGTTACCATCCTTATTTAAACAGCCCTCGATACCAATACTAGTTATATTCCCCGAATCGCTATCGTGGCCGTCTGTACAATGCCATCCATTATAAATTAATGGCATTGTTTGTATAATACAATGATCGTCAACCGTTAGATGCCAACTTAAAGATCTTAAACGAACACTTTTTAAATATTTTACATTTGCTTTGGCATCTGCTCCTTTTTTCCAATTGTCGGTATTGTGGTTTGTTATATATTCCAATTCTGTTTTTATCCATCTACTATAATTTTTTCGTCTAGGTAATAAATCAATTATTACAGGAACACCATATATTGATCTATCCCTTATAATACCATCTTTTATTAACAATTCGTCCAACCTCCTTTTTATACTATTTCTAGTTCTAACCCAAACTTTTTTAAATCTTCAACACGAATAGAATAAGTCGTAACTTTATAATCACTTTTTACAATAAATTGTCTTATTAATTCTTTAATTGATGGATCTTGAATAATTATATCTTTATGATTAAATAATGAGGGATATTTTATATTTTTTGCTAAAATCGATATTAAATCAACATCGATTTCCTGGACAATTCCTTTAAATATTAATTCTTTATTATCAAAGATCTTAACAGATAGTTTTAAACAATCACCAATTTTTATTTTATCTTCATCAAATACTCTGATTTCTTTATACATTATAAATATATATCGCTTAAATTCTTATGGCTTTTTGTAGTTCTGTTATATTCCAGCAAATAAGCAATTACTCCCTTTTTCTTTATCATAATTTTTTGCCAATATTTTCTAACATTCCTATTTTTACCAACTATTTTTTTTATTTTATTTCTCTTTATTGCCCTAACTAAACTCATGTTAAAAATTCTCCTTATCTGTAGGATTGTTTAAAAAGCCAAACAATACTAATATTGACAAAAAACTATCTACTATGATTTTTTGTTCTGTCTCAGTTATTCCTATTCCCTCAAATACTCCAAAGGTATTTAATATAATTAATATTAAAGAAATAACACTCAACCAAACAACCTTACTTTTAAATCTTTGTTTATTATCATACATGATCCCAATCCTCCTAATTAATATTTTTTTTTGATCTGATCCTTGAATATACATTTTATTCATTATCTTTTACAGGGGTATTAATATCCTTTGCTAACTTCCCAAGAAGTTCAAAAATTTCATCTGGATGCTTTTCAGCTCCATTAATAACCTTTCCATAAAATTCAAATTTCTGTGTAGTTAAAAGGCTAACAGCAGCCAATAAATATTTGCCTTCTTTTTGTGTAGTATTGATATTTTCCATGTTACATTTTTCAATCATTTTATATATCTCCTATTATTTTGAATTTCTTATATAAGCATCTCTTTTATTTTTTAATTTGTCCTCCTGCTTTGCTTTTGTTCCTTTTAATTTTTCCTGTTTTCTTTCTTTAAATTTACCTAAATCAACTATTTTACCTTCAATTTCTTTTATTTCTTTTGGGTCTTTAGCTTTACTTAGTGAGTCTTTTAGTATTGTATATGATTTCTCATACTCTCCTAATAATTTTTTACCAGCGTTTTTATATTCAGTTGATACTAAATTCATATACCAATTAAAAGTACTTGTTATTTCAAGACCAGCGGCGTTGAATGAATCCTCAATTGCTTTATTTATCCCGGCTTCGCACTCCTCGGCACATCCAAGAACACCACCTAACATATCTTCCATCCATCCCATTTTTATTTATCTCCTATTATTTTACTAAACAATTCTTGATTATCCTTAAGAACTGTAAAAAAGGCAGTTTCTAAAATACTTATCTGTTTATGCTCTAAGTTTAATTCATACTCAAAATTAAAAGCCTCTATAATTTCATGTATTAATGTTTTCTTTTGTCTCTCAGTGTCTAAACTTTCATCAATGTTTATTTCTGAACTATTACCACATACGGCCCCAAGTTCGCCCCGGTCCCTTGCCTGACTTTTAGTATAAGTAATTTTATAATTTATACCTGCAATAGTTATATTTTTTACGTTAAAATTTTTCATATTCTACCTCAACAACCTGGATTTTTTGGTACATTATATTCCATTTTTGGGTTATCTTCTTTTTTTGTGAATGGAATTGAGTTCATAGCCATAATTTTAGACCACTTTGCAGCCGTGTTATGTCCATTCCAATTTTTTTCAATCTCTGGGAATAGATCTCCAATTTTAAAATCATCTGGAATTAAAAAGCATAATGATCCATTATCTAGACTAATTATTCTTGACCAACCAGCCGGAGCATCTGGATCGTGATACCATCCATTTGTTGATTTTTCATAAAGATTCAAAGCATTTCCTAGAAATATTAGTATAGTATTTCTTTCCCAATATGCGCCAATCAAACACTCTTCACTTGTTTGTCCTTCTTTCCATTCGTAAAAATTTATGATTGGCTCGGGATCGTGGTATTGATTTAAAATACCATTCATAGCCCCTAATATTGATAAATAGGCCCTTTGTTCTTTTACTTGGATTGGTTTTCCATCAGTTATTAACTTTTCAAACAATCCAACAATTACTTTAAATGTCTCAATTGGAATATCGATGATCCCATCTTTTTTATTTCCAACTTTTTCACCATCATTATTATCTTTATAATTTATTATTTTATTTGACATTTTTTATCCTTCCTTCCCATAGATCCCCTATTTTTATTTCTTCCATAAATGGTGGATCTTCCTGGCCCTGGTCCTCTTCCTGGTTATCATCTGTCAAAATTATAGTATCTTCACATGGAGAGGTTTTTCCCTCATTGTAATCAATTATATTTTTCACAGTAGATCCAAGTAAAAACATACTTTCATTAAGTTGCTTTATTTGATCCGTCCATTCCTTTGCGGCTGTTATCTGGTTTTCTCTATGACTCTGTAATACGTTGTCGACATATAGTAAGTTCCTTTTAAGTCGTCCAATTGCCTTAAATACAATAATAATTACAAAGATAGCACATGAACACAATCCAATTATCATTATTGCTGTATAAATATAGATTAAAAATGAATAACCTTCTAACATTTAAAAACAACTCCTTATTTGTATATTACTTTCTTTCCATCTGTAAATATAGTAATTTCCTTTGTCTCTGGATCGTATAAAACCTTTTCAGGGTTTTCATAAGTTTCAATCCAGTTAGAACTATAATCCTGGTTTACTATTGTACAGATAAAGCAAGTAGCAAAGCCAGCAATAAAAGAAATAACAACAAATACAATCAAAATTAAATTAGTTTTCATTTTCTGGTTTTCCTTTACTCTCTTTTATGATTTTTTTTGCACAGGACCCGCAATATTTTTTATCTTTTATAATTATTGGCATAGATCCAATTTTACACCCACATTTTTCACAATAATCAAAATTAAGTTTACCCTCCATATTCTTTCCATTCCTCCATTATATTAATACATCTTAGCTCCCTTATCTTTTTAATGTGCAAAAGGAAGCTAAGATGATAACATTGTAAATTTTCTAATTTTTAATCGGTAAAAATTGATGCAAAATCCCGACGATATTTTTATGGTCTGGTATAGAAATATCAAAAACTTAGTTGTTTTTTTATACTGGAGAACTGCCAAAATAACCAGTGTTAACTTTGAATGTTAGTGGTCGGTTACCACAGGAATTAAGTTAACGAAATTTCCCCCGCTTGTCATAAAGGGATTTGAACCCTATACCCCCGGACGGCACGACCTGTTATGACAACTTTCTATATAAATATTAAATAGTGTTTAACCTGATTTACATTCCACTTATTTACATTCCACTATGGTCAAATTAATACTTTTAATTCCTGGGGGAAAATACTATTTAATAAAATTAATCATCATCTGGACCTAGTAAAGCCATAGCATCAGGATACAAAACCCAATCTTCAACGCCACAATGTATCAAAGAATCAAGTAATTTGGCTTTTTCTTTTAGTTCTTCATACTCTTTTTTTTCTATAACAATTTTTGCTGTACTCATTTCCCTTTTTGCCCTCCTATATTCTCTATCATCATATAAGCATGTACCACACTTTACGCGGTCTTTTATTGCTGGCTTTCTTTTACATTGAGTGCAAATACCAGATGCCTTAAGATCTCTATATCTTTTTTTATTGTCTTTCTTATCCATTAATAACACCTTTTAATTATCTTAGCTTCTTGGATTAGTGTTCCATAAGGTAACATTTTCATTTTATAAAGAAGCTAAGATAGATATATTGTTTTAAGATACTTTTTGTATATCTCACCCACCCATATATACTTATGATATCATCTGCTAAGAATAATTTATTTTTAATATGATAATCACTGATCTATCAAATTATCAATTTACTATTCCCTATCATCCCCACACATGTATTTTTTAAAGTCTTGGACATCAGGCCATTGACTACTAACATTTACATACCACATAGTTAATATAAATCTTTGCTAAATTGGTTACCCTTTCAATCTATTATATAAGGGGGATTTGAACCCCCAGCCGGGGGAATGAACCCCAGCCCTACCACGTTATATAACTTCTTTCAATGTACTCTAACACAATAAAAACTATAATTACAGACTTCTCTCAATAATATTCCCTTACTATTTCAGGGAGAGGATTTGAACCTCCAAGGCCCTTATAATATACCCCCTGACTTTTTTTTTAAATTAGCCCTAATAACTTTTAGTTCATAATCTTTATTCCTTTTCTGTATTTTCTTTGCTTCACTCTCCGGCCATCTAGTTGAATAATCTTTATTAGTGTAAACATCGTCATGTTTCCTCTCTGCCAAAATCAATCACCTCCACTAACATAATGATATCATAAAGGTACTTTTGAAGCAAGATACAACTATGTATGTTTTTACTAACATATATATACAGTTACTAAACTAAATCTAGTAATAGATTAATTTGATCTTTCTTTTTTTAAAAAAAAATAAAATTATGACAGCCGTTAAGCTGCCACAATTGCGGTTTTGAATAGTTATGATATACAGATAAATAATTATGATATCATTATATCATTTATCAACAGAATTATCCACAGTCTGTTGATATTCTTCAATAAAAACACTGTAAATTATTTACACTAAATAGTATGAAGGGATGCCGGCATTCCATTTAAAACCCCTTCATATACCCCACGCCTCTAGTATCAATGATTTGAAGTCATTTGCCGGCGTCGCATCTCATTTTTGCATCCCTTTCTTTTTTTTTATACTTTTATATACATATGTATATATATATTATCCAATAATTAGGATATAGCAGGTATCTATATTTTTTATATAGTTTATATACTTTTATACTCCTTAACTCCTTAAAAAGTACTATAAGTATTAATATGATTGAGTTATAAGATGAAGGGGTTTAAAAAAAAATACTCCTTCATGACGCCGGCATCCCCTTCATAAAAAAAAGGTAATAATGTTAATTATTACCTAGTAATGTGAAATATGATAAATTATTTGCTTTTAAAATCAATACCCCTGCACTTATAAAATTAATTTAATAAAAAATTCTGTAGTTTTAGTTCTATTAACTCTAAATATAACACTTGTTTTCTTAAGTTCTTTTGCTAAAGTAAATTTATTCAATAATCCCTGTGATGGTAGGTAGTTAAATAATTCATTTGCTGTATACCAACTTCCTTCATCTTCCCCAGGGTATAGATCAAAAGATTCCTCAATTAAAAGTATTTTTTCTGATTTATTCAAATATTGCATATTTATTTGATTTATTTCTTTTACCTCTTCATAGTCAAATTTATAAGATGCTTTTCTTAAATATAGGTTATAAAAATAGCCCCATAACATATCAACATCTATTTTAGTCTTTTTATCAAAGTCTATACAATTAAGGGTTAAATACCTTCTAGTTCCTGTTAGATCTCTTAAATACTCGACATCGTTTGTTGTTGCTGCTAAACATACACGCCTTTTTTGTACAATCGCCGTTGGTGCATAAGGTATTCTGAATTTATCTCTTGGAGCTGTTATAAAATTCTTAATAGCTTCTTGATCTGATTTTTTAAAAGTTGTTGCAATTTCTCCCATTTCAACTAAAATATTAGAAACTGTTTCCATTATTGAATCTTTATTGGTTAAATCCAAACTCCTTCCAGATAGAAAATAATTATCCCTAAAATGATTTGGTAATAAATTTTGTAACCATGTAGTTTTCCCAATAAATTGAGGCCCCTGCAACACAAGAATATAATCACAGGCGATCGAATCATTATCCTTAGAACATCCAATATAAACCATCTGTAATAAAAATTTACCAATATATTTATTTTTATATTTATTATTACTAATAACAGTGTCTAATAATTTATTAAATATCTCTTTATCTGGGTTATTGCAATAATAAGAATGGCAGCTTTTTAAATAATCTTCCCAGGGATTATATTTATTTTTTTGACCGATAAAGGTTAAATTACTTTCCAAATGCTTTTCATTTATATTGAAAAAATGTTTTTCACATAAATTTTTAATATTAATAACTTGCCTGGACAATATATCAAGATATTTATTATTTTCAAAAACTTCATAATCCATTTTTATCATATTATATTTTATATTTAAGCTATAATGATTAAGCAAGCATGTTATATTTTCCTCAACAGGTAATACCTTTATTTTAGTAATTGGCGGCTTTTCTTCTACATCTTTATAAAATTGAAAATAGTCTGATAATCTTTTTTTTCTTTTTTCAAGATCTGTAAACTCTACAAAAACATAATCAGGATTCCACTTTATATTTAATAGATCTAAATTTTTGTTATAATCTTCCTTGGCCCTATTAAAGTCTATTCCTAAATTAAACTTATCATTAATAAATTTTGCAGCAGCAAAGTTATTAATATCCTCTTTTAAAGCCACAAATTTTATTAAATCTCCTCCTTGATTGCAGCCGAAACAATACCAGTAATTTTGTAAAGTATTTATTTGTAAACTGTCTGTTTTTTCACTATGAAAAGGACAATTGATTTTATTGCTATGATTTACACTCAATCCATAATATGATATTATGTCAATAATATGTAATTGATTGTTTATATATGAAAATATATCACTAGATGAATCTTTGTTATATTTTCTTTTTTCATTAGGTTTTATTTTTTTTACTTTTTCCAATTCTTTATATAAATATATTAAATCTTTAGAATTTTGATTTATTTCAAAATGTTCATTATAGACATTTCCTGTTAATACAAAGGCTTTTGAATGAGAATATATTTCAACTCCACATTTTTGCGGCTCATTTTTCCATTTTTCATTTAGTTGATACATTCTTACATTTAGCCCTTTTTTATCTTTGAAGTTATTAGTAATATTAAATATTGCATGAAGCCCCTTGCCTCTCCTTGATATCTCTAAGTATGGATTTTTTATATTTCCTAAAAAGCTTTTGGCCCATTCTCTCAACTCCATATCATCATTAAAACAATCATCCAGATCGACTATTACATAATCATTATTAAGACAAAAAGCAATATCATATTTATTATTTGTATTTTTTATTATTTCATCAAATGTATTCCAGTTATCTGGGTTTGTTGCATCTGTTTTTATTCCTTCTAAATTACGTGGTATTCCTTCAAAAGATAGCATCCATTGGTCCAATATTTTTAATTCATCTGGAATATTATTATAATTATTCATCAAAATCCTCCATTCTTTTACGTTAATATGTTAATATATCCATCTAGCTGAAATCCTGAATTATGTTTTGTTATTATAGATCCCTTATGAAATCTAAAGGAATAAGAATTATATTCATGACATTGCTCGCACCAAGTTATTATTATAATTGTTTTTTCTCTGTTTCGATCTCCAGGTAAAATATATTCTGTAACATTATGCATCCATTGAGATCCACATTCACACAATAAATTATTATCATTATCAATTTTCAATTTGCTCACCACCTTCTAATTTTAAAATATATAAGTTAATACCATTTTCTATTATTTCTTGTTGTGTAGTCCTGTGTTTACTAGCCATTTCTTTTAATACTATTTTTAATTCATCAGTCAATCTAATGGTTTTTACTTTTTTCTTATCTTCAACTATTTTAGGCATTTTTTAAACCTCCATTTATTTAGTAGCTACATATTATATTAAATAATATTCAAAGTCAATACAAAAAAAAGTTGTTGACCAACAATAAAAGTTGTTATATAATCTAATTAAAGGGGGTTTTGTGGAATGGATAATCGAATTTGTATTACAAACGAATTACGAAATAATGTTGCTATTGGATATTTTACCCTTAGATGGTCTTTTATAAAACAGGCTGAAAAAAAATATAATTTAACAATGGAATACATCAGGACCAAAGATAAATTTTTGTTGGATAAAATAAATAAATTAAATAAAGATCTATTTATTAATAAATATGGATATCCTGAAATAGTAAAAGAAATACTCTTATTTAACGAATACAGAGGTCAAAAATATAAAGGGTATAATTACAGGGATAAACAATTAAACCTATTTATATATGAAAAGGAGGCTAATTATGAGCAAAAACAAAGTTAATACAATAAAATACAAGACTTTAAAATGTAGACATTGTTCAAGAAATAAAAGTATCAAAGAAAAAAAGAATCCTGGGTTTAATTATTGGCATCCAGGTGGTTATATATATTTAATTGTTTGTGATGATAATTTTTTAAGATCTTGTGAAGTTGGAGCAGAAAAACCAACAGATTGTTTAATTGATGAAGAAAATTGGGAGGAATGGGAAAAGAATGGGAAATAATTATAGAAAATTATACTACAATACTCTTATAGAACTATTAGAACTCAAGATCCAGAATAATATAAATGTAAAAGAAAATTTAAAATTATTAAAAAGAACAATATTAGAAGCCGTAGGAGAGAGGACAATTAAAACGCTAATACCATTAAGTCCTAGAGAAAAAGAAGTATTTCCATTATTGATAGAGGGGAAAACATCAAACAATATAGCAAAAACTTTATTTATAAGTACAAATACAGTAAAAAAACATATTACTAATATTTTAAATAAATCAGGCTGCAATAATAGATTAGAATTAATTAGTTATGGAATAAATCAAATTACTAACTATGAAAAGGAGTGTTAATTTAATGCATATTATAAAGGCAATAAATAAAGCTTTTGAAGATGATAAAATGAATACAGCAAAGGACAAAGACGGCAATAGATATGAAGTATATATAAGTCAAAGCGATACAGATCAAAAGCTAAGAGTAATAAAAAATGGAATGATGATAGAAATATCTTTAGATCTAAATTTTAAAGGAGGTTAATTTTATGAAAATAACAAATTTTACTAAAATGCTTTATGAATTTTTGATTTTTAAAGTATTTACACAATATCAAGACCAGGTCAACGACTTGGATAATTCAGAACATAGTAAACTATATAAAGAATGGGTATATTATGCAGACCATTTAATAAAAAATCTAGATGGAATTTATATTAAAATATTAGAAAATTGGCTGCCTTTGGATGAATTAAAAAAATTAGATTGTTGGAATATGCTAGAGCCTAAACGAAAATTATTAGAAAATTATAAATATCATTGTTTTGAATATTGTGGGAGACCTAATGTGTATAAATTTTTGAACTTAAAGGAACAAAATGAAAAGGCTTCAAAGTATATACATTATGATTTTAGTTCCTTAAGACCCAAAAAGTTTGGGGATATATGATGATTGAAAAAAAATATATAATTCTGAATCGATTAAAAGAAAGATATCAAATTGCTCCAGATGGAACAGTAACAAATAAAAGAACTGGAAGAGTTCTACAATATGTTAAAACAAATTATCGATATGAAATTGTGTGTTTTTGGGATATAGAAACTAAGAAAAATTATCATTATACAAAAATGCAATTACAAAGCTTTCTAAATGGTGATTATAAAAAAATACATAAATGCAAAATTTGTAATTGTATGACTGAGGATTTTTGGTGTATTAAATGTAAAATGAAAATGAAAAATATAAGAAGAGAGATTAATAAAAGAATGGAGAGATTTTATGAGTAAATATGGTATATGTCCAGAGTGTGAAAAAAAAGGGGAAATAGTATCCCTAGAAAAATTTAAACAAACAATTACCGCTAATAATGGAAAAAAAACAAAAATAAGTGGAGCTTTTTGCCCAAAATGTAATTTTAGAACATCTTAATGTGATATAATTAAAGTGTTTCGATCTTCTTCAAAAAAAAGTCTCTTTAGATGATTTATTTATCTAGAGAGGTTTTTTTATATAAAAATACAAAAAAACTTGTTGCTTAACAATAAAACTTGTGATATAATATATTTAGAGGTTAAGACAGACCGACCTACTAAATTAACTGGGGGAAATAAAAATGTTAACAATGAAAATGAAAAAGGAATTAATGATTAGTGAAATTTTAAGAATTTGTGAAGATGGACACAGAAACGTAAAAGAATTAACAGAAAACAAAGATCTTTGCAGTAATCTTTTAAAAGATCATTTAAGAGCAACAGCAATCAATATTATTCAAGATTCAAAAGTAAAAACTGGATATAATTATTTTACTGAACATCTAAAAAAATACTACAGGAAACCAGGTTTAATAAAATTATATGAAGATTTAGTAAAAGAGGTATATTTACTTATTTTACTAAACAAAAAACTAACAAATTTATTAAATAAACAAAAAGTAACAACTTGCAACAAAAGCGAAACATGTATTAACGCAAAATCACAATGTAAGCATTGTAATAATTGCAATAGATATACCGAGAAAATAATTGAAAAAGTAAACGAGAACCCAGATAATGGATTATCAGAAATGGGAATAGAAATAAAATATGATGATTTCCTGAAAAAAGCAAAGCATTTAAAAAATTTAATTGAAAATATTAAAACTGTAAAAGTTGATACTCTTAAAGTTAACAATGAAAAGATCAGATCAATAATGACATATTATGAGAGTAAATTAAATTGTATTAAGGAAAAAGATTGGTTAAAGATAACCGTTGAATGGTTAAGAGATTGTAATAACGACTTGTTTGAATCATATGACAATAGATTAAACGATGATATACAAATATTAACAGCTTATAGGGATCAGCTTTTAAAAGAACTAGATAACATCAATAATGATTTTGAAAAAGTTTTAAAAGAAGATGCTAAAAGCTGGGAAAGTAACAAAGATCAGGAATATTATTTTAATAAAGTTTTAATAGTCTGGAATAAATTTAATAATCAGGACCTTAATTAAGGTCCTGGAAGGGGTAATTTTATGGATAATAATAATTATATTTTAAAAAGATTGACAGTAGTTGGATTAAAATTTTATATCAATAGTGAGTACTGGAAATATGAAATAAATCTAGGCAATTATGTTGAAGTAAAGCCAGAACCAATAAACCAATATGATAAAAATGCAATGGCAGTATATCACAATGATAAAAAAGTTGGTTATGTCTGCAAAAATGAAAATTTACACTGTGAACCTGGATTTTATAAAATTTCCTGTATGACAGGATTTTCCATTCCTGTAGTTATGAATATTATTAAATTGGAGGATTTTGAGAATGAATAAACAAATATTACTTGCAAAGTCTGGATCTAAATATTTAAAGATCCAGATGCCAGGGCAAAAAACCATCATAATTTTTGAAACTCAGATCTATATTTTTGATTATATTTTCAGTAAATTAAATGTCGTAAATAAGGATATATATGATATCGATATGTTAACTGAATACTGTGCTAATGAAAGTTATTATATATTCTTAAGAGCCTATGATTTAAGGGATGATTTAAAAGACTACTGGGAATCATTTTTCACTGATCCTGAATATGATAATTATAAAGATTGTGGGCAATACGATCCTCAATATTATGGATATACATGGCCAGGCGATAACGATATAATTTAAAAAAAGTCTAATAAATATAATAAAAGTTGTTGACCTACAACAAAACTTGTGATATAATAGTATTATAGTAAAGGAGAGGGGGTAACACACAATGAGCGAAAACGAGTATTATGAATTTTTAATTAGACCAATCAACAAAAATAAAGAGGAATGGGAAAAAATACAGGAACAAAAAGCATTAGAGGCCGATAAATACCAAAAAGAACTTGACAACGAAGATCTCCCCTTTTAACAAAGGGGGTTTACATAGATAAAAAGCAGCAAAGGAGGTGACAAAAGTGGCTCAGTTAAAACCATTAAGCGGAAAATGTCCAACATGTGGAAAACAACTAACATTCAAAAACTATACACTTGACAAAGAAGGAAACCAGCTTAAAATTTACGTATGTCAAAATGAAAATTGCACAAACCAACAAGAATATGAAAGTCATTCATAATAATTATACAGGGAGGGGCAGCCCTCCCAAAAAAAAATAAAAAGGAGAAATAAAAAATTATGGAAAATAAATTAAGTTTTAATAAAAGAATTTCATTGACAAAAATAGAGGTATTTGCAGCTATACAAGCTCAAGAACTTGATAAAACAGCTAATAAAAAATCTGGTTACTATTCAATAAAAACAATTATTGGAGAATTAAACCCAATAATGAATAAGTATGACGTGGATCTTGATTTATTAATTAGTAATGAAGTTGTTGACATAGTCTGGCATGACTGCCTAAAAGATGTATTCCATCGTTCAAGCTCAATAGATATCTCTAAAATAAAAGATATCCCACGACTTCCATCAATGACCAATGATGTCCAATCAATGGGGGCATGTCTTACATATGTAAGAAGGTATGCTTATACAGTAGCACTTAACCTAAATGCTACTGACCACCTAGAGAATAACACAGGTAAACCAATCCCAGAACCAACATTTGAAGGATTAAATCAAGATCAATTAAATGAACTTGAAAAGCATGACCAGGATATTGTAAAATTTGTAATTAAAAAATCAAGTTATGGAATAATTACTAATATTCCTTCATTATCTTTTAATACTTTATTAAATAATGTGAAGGATCTGGAGACTAAAAAAGCAGAAAAAGAAAAAGCAGAAAAAGCAGAAAAAGCAAAGGTAGGAATAACAAAAGAACCTGAAAAAGAAACCCCATATGTACCTAATACAAAGATGCTTTATACAATAGCAACGGATGCTGGAGTTTCAAAAGATAATGTTCATAAATACATTAAAAAGAATTTCGGGATTGAATCAACAAAAGAATTAACCAGCATCCAGTTTGATTTAACTATTCAAGACCTTGAAAAACAAAAAGCAATATTAGAGAGGAAAGTATTGGCAGGGGCTGACCTTCCAATAAGCCCGGATAATTTCGCAAAACCAGCAGATGAAAAAAAAAATAGATAAATATTCAAATGGAAGTTTTTATGATGAAGTTGAGGTTATAGAAAATATTTGGTTTTATAACCTCGATGAATATTAATAAATGGAGGATGAAAAAAATGGAAAAAAAAGATATAATTCTTGAGGAAATGGCAAGGGAACTGATTGAAAATAGTAAAGATATAGATAGACAAATTGAGGTATGTAATGAAATGACAAAACTTTATAATGAAAAAATTAATGTTTTAGTCAATAAAAAGTATGAAATGACTAACGAACTAGAGGAAAAAATAAAAACCTTGATTAGTTTTTCAGATACAGAGGAGACAAAAACACAACAAAAATATAAATTACCATCATTAACTATTATCTTGAAAAACGCTTATAAGGCTATGAAAGTCAAAGAGAATATTGATCTTGAAAAAGTTGATAAAAAATACGTGAAAATAACTAAAAAACTTGACTGGGCAACCTGGAAAAAAGATCTAACAATAACAAAAAGCGGCCGGATCGTTGACAAAGAAGGCGTAATAATTGAAGATATCGAAATTGAGGAAAAACCCGAAAAACTAACTTTTAAACTGGAGGACTAAAAAATGGATATAGTAACTATTGAGGGATTAAGATTCTATCTTGCTAAGTCACGACTTAGATTATGTGATTTAAGCATAGACGACCCAGTTTCTTTGATAAAAGAAAAAGATAATGATTCAGTTGCTTGTTACTGGAGGAATAATAAAATTGGGCATGTAAATTATGAAGAAAATAATTATATTGATCCAGGATCTTATAAAATAAATTTAATTTCATCCCGATGCCTAAAGGTAGAAAAAATAGTATTGGAGGCTTAAAACCATGTTTAAAATAATTAAAAGCTTAATTAAAATATTTTTCTATAAACGCCAAATTAAAAAGATAAAAAGAGAAATTAAGGGCCAGGAAACTTTTAATAATTATATTGGTGAAAAAACAGATCCATCAAAAACTATTGAAGATGTATACCGAAGTATTAGATAAAAGTACAATAAAAGCCATTGTATCACAATAAAACTTGTGATATAATGGCTTTATTATATTAAAGGAGGTTAATTGATGGAAATTACATTGAGGGAATATCAAAAAAAATGTATTGATACATTATGGGGGAAAACCCCGGGACGGTATTTAATACAAATGGCTACGGGATTGGGAAAAACGGTAACCTTTGCACAAATAGAAAAATATATAACTGGTAGGATGCTTATTTTATCTCACAGGTCCGAACTTGTTGAGCAGCCAGAAAAATATTTTGATTGTGATTATGGAATAGAGCAGGGCAATAAAAAATCAAAAGTTACTGATAAGGTAGTTAGTGCATCGGTCCAGAGTTTAGTTAAAAGACTTAATAAATTTGATAGAAATTATTTTGAAATAATTATAGTTGACGAGGCCCATCATACCCCAGCAAAAACATATCAAAAGATATTAAACCACTTTACCCCAAAATATGTTTTTGGGTTTACGGCTACACCCTCCAGGGGCGATAAGATCGGCCTTGATAAGTGTTATGATGAAATAATATTTCAAAGGGATTTGAGGTGGGGGATCTTAGAAAAATATTTATGTGATATTGAATGTAAAAGAGTTGATATAGGTTATTCACTTAAAGGAATAAAAAGTAATGGATCTGATTTTATACAAAAACAATTGGAAGAAATGGTAAACATAGAAAAAGCAAATAAGGCAATTGCAGAAACTTTTTATAAATATGCTAGAGGTCAAACAATTATTTTTGGTGTATCTGTGGATCATTGCAAAGGTATACAAGAACAAATACCAGGCTCAATTGTAATTGATGGAAAAACAAAAAAAGACCAAAGAGAACAATTAATAAAAGATTTTACAGCCAGGAAATTTCAATGTTTAATTAATTGTATGGTTTTTACCGAAGGAACCGACATTCCATTAATTGAAACGGTTATAATTGCAAGACCAACAAAAAACGCCTCTTTATATACTCAAATGGTCGGCCGTGGATTAAGAACAGCCCCAGAAAAAGACAAGTTATTATTGATTGATTGTGTAGGAGCATCTAGTTTAAATATTTGCTCAGCTCCCACATTATTAGGGCTAAAAATGGATAATATACCACAAAAAAAAGAATTACAAATAGAGGGCGACTTATTTGATTTAGAGAGTATTATTGAAATTGAGAGTGATAACCCCGAGTCATGGATTAAAAACGTGAAAACGGTTAATTTGTGGGCAAAGGATAACAGCTACAACACATATGGAGTTAATTATTTTAAGTTGAGTAATGGGGATTTAATGTTAAAAGTTCCTGGAGTAAAAAAGATATTGTTAAAAAAACCCGATGAACTTGGCTTAACTGAATGGAGAAATGAAAAAGTTCATATACAATCATTATTTGATAAAGTATATAAATTTTTAATAGAAGATCACTCAGATAAAAGATATATATGGGATCTAGAAGTCGTAAACAAATGGGCAAAAAAACCAGCTAGTCAAGCCCAGTTAAATCATATTAGAAATAAATTTCCAGATCTAGATATTTCAAAACTAGATAAGGGGAAAGCAAGCCAAATTTTAAATAGAGTATTTAATTAAAAGGCTGTCATGGACAGAGTTGTAAAACAAAAGGCTGTCATAGACAGTGTTATGTAAAAGGCTGTCATAGACAGATGTTGGAGGATTTTTAAATTATATAAGTCTTAACATCTGTCCTGGACAGAGATATAAAATAAAAGACTGTCACGGACAGAGATTGGAGCAATAAAAATGAAAAATGATTTTGAGTATTTAATAAATAAACTTATTACAAAAATAAATAAAAGTGGAAATAATATAGGGTGGAAAAATAACCCAGCTAGGAACCATAATGGAACATATTTAAAAAATGGAGGGGAAAAATTCGATTATACAGTAATTACAGAAAAAGGGACATTTTGTTTTGATGCTAAAATAACTAATGATGTCTATTGGCATATACTAGCAAAAGACAGGACCCAGGGTATTAATTTATTAAGTGCCGATCTAGCAAATGAGTTATCACATGGATTTTTTATTATTTATTTCATGAAAATAAACGATTATAGGACCATAAACGCGGTTAAGTTCTGGGAAATTATAAATAAAAAAGATAGAATGTATATAAAAGTTGAGGAGTGTGAAAAAACTAGACTAGAGAAAATGTTTTTCCATTGAAAATAATTAAAAAAGTACCTTTCAAAAAGGTACTTTTTACTGTATAATAAAAATAAATGTAAAGGAGTTTTAACAATGGAAAACAAAGAAAACATCGATTTAATTATACCACATAATAAAATAAATAAAGTTAAAGCACTAAAAAATGATAAATCAATTAGAATGACAATTCCCTTTTACATATGTAAGTTATTGAATATATGCAAAGGAGACACGTTAATTGTCAAAATTGACAGCGTAAACAAGAAAACAATCCTAATATATAAGGATGAATAAAAACGTCTTAAGACGCAAAAATGAAAGAGAGAGGTATAATAAAAATGAATAAGATTTTAAAGGTAGTTTTAATAATTCTAGGCTGTATATTTTTCCCATATATAATAATGGGGTTACTTACTTATAAACTAACAAAAAACAAATTATTATCTGTAATAGCTGGTATAGTTTGTTGTTTTATATTCTTTTTAATGATTCCATCAGGGGATGGAGAGACAAAAAATATAAATCAGGCACCAGTTAAAACACAAACATCAACAATAACAACACCATCAATTAAACCGGTAGAAATAACAGGTTATGCCGTCCCCTCAGTTAAACCATCAGTTAAACCATCGGTTAAACCATCAGTTAAAAAGACTCCTGAAAAGGAAAAAGAAGATTATAGACTTGATTTAAAATTATCAGCAGCTTTATTAAAAGAATCTTACAAAGATATAGCAGAAATAACCACAGAGGATCGATGTATAAAAATTACCTGCTATGATAAATCATTTACTTATGAAGTACTAGCAGCTAAAGAAGGTAATAAGGAAAAATTAGCTCAATGGAATGATATTGAAAAAAACTTAAGGATAACATCAAAAACAATAGAGCAGGATATTATTATTTCCATTATGAATCCAATGAATGAAGATAATGTTTTATTATCTGTAATGGATGGAATAACAATATATAATTATATAAATGATTAAGGAGGTATATTATGTTATTTGTGAATAGATTAAATTTAGTTGAGATCCTAAGATATGAAGGAAAAAACCAATCTAAAATACTAGATTTTGTAAACGATACAGATAAAACTACTAATTTACTGGCAATTGCTACACCTGGAGACTTTTTTATAAAAAACAGTGATGGAATAGTCGAGATAGTAACAAAGGATAGGTTTAATCAATATTTTGTTCCTGTTAACATTGAAAAAGAGGCCATATTTGTAAAAGGGGACAAACAAAAAAACTTGTTGCTTAACAATAAAACTTGTGATATAATATTACTAAAGGAGTGATATTGTGACTAGGTTAAAATATTTACTATCCAGCAAAGAGATATCAATAAAAAACTTGGCGGCTGTCCTTAGTATATCAAGTTATCAGGCTGGCCAAAAAGTAGCAAATTATAAATTATTGAAATATGGCGAAATCCTGGAAATAATGAAACTATTAGATATGACTTTTGAAGAAATATTTCAAGGATATGAGGATAACAAAAAAGCTATTTAGTGAATTAACTAAATAGCTTTTTAATCTATATAAACCCTAACACCAACTATATTAATAATTATATCATAATTAATTTTTGACTTCAAATGATCCGGCAATAACATCAACTTGACTACCTGCATCGGCAGTATTCCATTGACCAGTAATTTTTATAATTTTATCCGTTGTAAAATCTTCCGTATCATCGGCCGCCCCTGACCAGGTATAGCCCCCAAAACTAGCACGTAAAGCAAAACCATACTCACTATTAGACTTTACATAAACTGTAAACATGACCCATCCTTTTGAGTTTGTTAAAGTTCCACCTGTATTAGAATAAATTGTTGTTGAATCTGCCCCAATATAGAATTTTAATGTCATTTGGTGAGCAGCGGCAGCCGTTGTTATATTAGTTGGTATTATAATATTAATCATCTGTCCAACGGCTGGATCTCTCCCAGGTAAAGTCATTGTAATAATTTCAGTTTCAACCGTTGTATTAACTATTGAGACGGTCGATGTCATAAAGCTAGATAATGGATTTAATGCAGTTTCACGACAATGCAAATATTTGTCAACTCCGTTAACATTAGCCCTTAATAAATCATTAGTTATGGCCTGTTCTGTTCTCAATCCTAAAGTTGCATCAGCTCCAGATGTTGCAAAAATAGAAATTTGATCGGCCGATGAACTTGCTGGATCTGTACCCTGTTTTATATGCCAAGCCCCAATTGAGTCCGTTGGTTTACTAGCCCCATTTATTAATATATTTTTATTATCATCGACTATTAAACAATCTAACCAGGTAATCGCCGCATCAGCTGATCCAGATGCCGCAATTTTAAATTTTATTTTACCATCTTCCAAAAAAATTATACTTGCTTCATCCTCGCTTATATATTCCCAGCGACTATCAACACTATCGTAATAAGCGTTATTGACAATGTATAGATCACTATTGGCCGTTTCTGATCCTGTATAGACTAAAGCACTATTCCCACCTAATTGTAAATAATTATAAGTAGATGCCCAATTTTTTACAGTTCCAACCCCGAATTTTAAATCTTTTGTTGTTGTTATAACTCCACTTGTTAAGCTAAACAAAGAGTTATAACTTGCCTGCATATATGCCCTATTATCTGTAGTTACTGAAATAGCACCACCGGCAGTTACAACGCTAAAGAGTGGGATAGATCCATCACTAAAACTTGTTGTATTTGCAGAAATAACCCCAGCCACAGAAACCTCTATATAATTTGTTGTTGAATCTGTCAATAAAATAGTTGATGCTGCTATAGTTCTCATAGTTTTTCCATCAAGAATCCGGCCCCCATAATAGGCAAAATTTAAACCTGAATGACTGGCAGCATTTTCACTAAAATTCAAAGAGAAAACAGCCGCATCTATTTTGTCCAAAGCAGCATTTAATTCAGTTCCCCATACATTGTAGGAATCCAAAACTGTTGGTTTACCTAGATCCATATTAGTCGTATTATTTACAGCCATATTTTTACACCTCCTAAACGGTTATTGAATCAACTCTTTGAAAATAAATTTCCTCATCTACTGTTATTGTATAACTAAATAAAACCCTAGAAATCAATAGACCTGTATCTTTTCCAGCACCAGCACCCCAGGCAGCGGCTCCCGATCCTGCAAAAAATCCAATTTCTGAAATTGTTCCAGCGGCAACCTCTGCAATATAATCAAGGCCGTCAAGAACAAACTCACTAGTAACTTGACCAACATCGGTCCTATTTAAATCAGTATCGGCAACCCTAAACGTTTCTAAAACCAAAGCATTATCAGTGGCCGCCGGGCTTGTTGTCCCGGTACCAACCGCTAAAAATGCAACGTTCATATCTGGAGTAGCTCCATAAAGAGGCTTAATAAGTTCATCCCTCGCACTATTTGTTATCTGGTTATTTAATATTTTTTTAAAAGTAAATTTTTTTAACTTTTTGTTCCATACTCTAATTAAAATATCACCAGTATGAGGAAATTTTTCATTTATTTTTTTAATCATAAAGCACCTCCGTATAATTTAATGTTCCTGGGAATAAATCAACATCAGGGAATAAATCAACATCAGGATATAATTTCTGATAAGCATTTATAGTAATAGATCCATCATAAACCCATTCTTCGGAAACTCCTTTAAATTTTATCAAGGTATCATCTGCATTTATATCATGGGATCTAGTCAATAAACTATTAAAATAATCCTCATAACTTCCAACATCTTCACCCAATAGTAATTTAATAGAATAGGTAACATATTCCGGGGTTTGTTGCTCTGCATTAATTGATTTTATTAAAAACCAATCATCTATGCCAAATAATGGCTTCTCAACTTTTATTAATTTATTTATATCAAGATCCTCTATTTGATATTCAATTGTTAAATCTATATTATCAGTTTTATTATATTTATCTATTAAGCCTTTAGCATATTGAACAGCTGCCGCATTTGTTCCGAGGTCCTTATTAGTGAAAACTTCCTCATATTTTCCACTATTACCATCAATGGCAGCCCTTTCACTTATTAATGCATTATCTTCATATATAAGCTTTATATCTAATAATCCATAATAAGAAACTCTAATTGTATCAACATCTGTTAAAACTACCTCACTTGTATCATGTGAGACTTTATCACTCCCATATGTCCAATAGAATTGTTTTCCTGTATCTAGGCCATTAATACCAACCGTTTGAGTAGTCCACCCAGCTCCATTTAAATTAGTTTCAACTATTGGCTCCCTTGCTATTGGTAAAGTTACTGTAAATTCTCGACTTTCCCCGTCTGGCTTTGGCGTTGGTGTTATCTCTGGCTGTAAATTTGTTTCCTTTTTCCCTCCATCAATATACTGAATGTCTCGAAACTCATTTAATGTATAATTTGGTGTAAAACCTCTATGAATAAAACTAGTATTAATAGTTGTTATACATTTATTAGTAGATCTTTCAATAAAATGTAGTTTTTTATCAAAATCCAGATGCCAGTTATATCCAGTACAGGCGGTTTTTAATTTATTTAAAGCATCTTTACAGCTTGGATAATTAAAAATAACTTTATCGAATGTTATACCGTCCTGGATATCTCCGGCCGTTATTCCTTCCTCAAATAACACTGTATCAATAATATAATTTACAATATATCCAGCATTTTTATTATTAAAAACCGCCCCTATTTTTCTTTTTTCGGCTAATAGTTCAAAAGTTTCACAAATAACTTTATAATATAAATAATTTGGTAAAGTTTCGTAGGGCTTTACATCTGTAATTATTCCAGCAAAGGACCGTGACCCATCGATTAAAAATCTAACCTCAAGCCCTTTTATAATTTCAACACTATTATTATCAATAATAGTAAAGATAAAGCTATTTTGCTCATTTATTGATCGTCCCCAGATCCAGTCATCAGCAATATAGACAAGACCAAAACCGCCATAATAGCCAGAACCATACAACCCAGCCCCATAAGCTTGTTGATTAGATATAAAACATTGTCTAAGCATGTCTAATCACCAGCCCTCTACTTTTTAGCATTGTCATAAAATCACGAAAAACCTTCCTACTATCGGCAGTTTCTTTGATTGAATTATACATATTAATGTTAATAACTGTACTATCGGACGTTGTTGCTTTTACTGGCTTTTCTTTTGTATAATCTCTACTTACATGATTTTTTATTTGATTATTTGGTATTACGTCAGATCCCTTTGGAAGTCTTACAAGTTCGGGACCCTCTTCTCCTACAATAGCCATTCCACCCACGAAATTAGTTACACCATTGGCAAAGCCCGGGAACCAATCTGGCATCGATGGGAATTTTATTCCTTTTATTTTTGTAATTACTCCAGAAATAGCGGTTTTAACTTTATTAAAAGCAGTTACGACATTATCTATATCTTTTTTAATAGTACTAAATGTATCATTTCCCCATTTTTTTATACTTTTAAAAGCATTATAGACAGCCTTTGCAGCCTTAGCAACCTTAATACCCATATCAACTAATTTCTCAATAAATTGGGCTATTTCTTTTCTATGATTATAGACATATTTTGCAGCCTGTTTTATTTTATCAATAAACTTAAGAAGGGCATCGGATGCAATATTTTTTATTTTACCAGCCAAAACTATTATTTTATCTCTTAAATTATTAACTTTTTTAGCAAAATTTTCGGCTTCTTTTCTTGAATAACCAAATTTTTTCACTAATAAGTCAATCATATTTTGACTTTTTCCTGAAAAAATAGATCCTAATAACTTAGAAACATCTTTTATAACTCCACCGGCTTTTATCAAATTATCTTTAAATTCTTTAATTTTATAAATAAATATAGTTGCTTTTTCTTTTGATAATCCAAATTTTTTGGTCATAAGGTCAAAAGCTCCGTTCATGTCACCCTTAAAGACAGAAACAACAGCCATAACAACGGCCTTAACTTTTTCAAAAGCCCATTGTAAGGCCCCTGTTTTTACAAGAACAGTTCCAATTATTCCTATAAATGCACCCCATTGAATGACTAACCCGGCTAATATAGCACCAACCGCAACAATCGGCCAGCCAATAAATGAAAATGCAGCGGCTAAAGCTGCAATCATTGTAATTGCTCCACCAATTACAAAAATTACAGGTCCAATCCCAGCAGCTAAACCAGCCAATACTATAATAACATTCTGGATTGAATCTGGTAACTTATCAAATTTATCAACCAGTTTTAAAACAAAATCGGCCCCTTTTTGAACATATGGGAGAAATTTTTCCCCGAGTTCTGTTTTTGCTTTTGTAAGTTTTCCAGTTAATATCCTAAGTTGATTTGATAGACTGTCAGACGTGTTTGCAAAATCGCCTTGACTATCACTACTAACCTCCATTAGATAACTATATCTAAGTGCAATTTGTTGGGCTTGGTCCATTTCTTTCCATGATGCTGTTATTCCTTCTTTTAAGGCATAAGCCTCAAGATTTGCAACACTCATATTAATTCCCAGGGCTTTTAGTGGCTCAGTTTCTCCAGCTATTCCAGATCTGATTTTCGTCCACATTTCCTCATGACCTAAGTTGTAAAATGATGACATGTCCCCAGTTAACTCAACTAATCTCATTGACATTTCCTTACTAGCAGCTCCAGAGATACCAGAACTTTTTAACATTGCCCCCATTGATCCAACATAATTTACAGCCTCTAATTGAACCAATCCAAACTTTTCCAATAAAGTTGTTGACCAATCCGTTACTTCTTTAGCATTTTTCCCAAATGTTACATTAACAACATTATAAGCCTCCCCTAAATCAGAGGCTAACATAACACTATCTTTGATAACATTTAAAATCGGTTTTGATACATTGTTTATCATAGATGAACCAAAATGCATCATACTATTTCCAACATTGGCCGCCGTATTTGCAAAATTATTCATTCTAGTTTGAACATTATCAACAACCTGAGATACCTGCCTTAATCTATCCCGAGTATTTCCATCCCTAAAAATTAGATCTCCAAAAACTTCAAATATTTGCATTGTTTCACCTCCTTAATTAACATTTTCCATCTTTTCAACAAAAGCCTTAAAATGATGATCTGCATTAATAGTATTTTGTGGATCTGATACAATCCGATAATTTTCAGATTTATAAACAATAATATCCCCATGTGAACATTCAGTATCTGCAAAAAACTTATATTGACTTTTAATAGTCCATTTTCCTTGTGAAAACTGTTCAATGGCTGTCCTACTACCTACATAACACATTATAGAACTTTCTGTATAACCTTTTACATTTTCATATTTAGAATTTTTTGTATTTGTATTTATTGTTTTTCTAGTTGATTCAATATAAAAATCTTCTATAGCCATGATTTACACCTGCCTGTAATACAAAATATTAAATGGAATAGTTTTTAAATACATACTTCTATAGTCGTTAAGCCCTTCAATTATACTCCCTGGGTACCCATCAATTAAATTATCATCCCTTGTATATGAATAGTCATCAAATTTCTCACTTTTAAATAATACTCCATATTTTAGTAAATTAAATTTAACCATTAATGAGGCAATTAGCTCAAATTCGGCCGGATAATCAATTCTAGCCATTACAATGGTATTGCCGGCTATTTCATCTTTTATCGTGTTAACATCTTCAAAAACGATTTTATCGGCTGCTATCGATTCAATTGTTAATGGCTTGTCATTTGACAAACTATTATAAATTCTAACACTATCACCAACATTAAAATTTAAAGCCGTAAAATCTAAATTTTCAGTATCATTTATTGAATTATCACTATTTAAAAATGAAATTGTACTTGAGTAAGTATAAACAATTGGAGTTACCCCAAGCCTAGACTCATAAGTCCCAATAAATTCATTATTGCAATAATTTATAATTTTGCTCTCTACTATTGGAATTAATTTTTTTATAAGTGCATCATTTGTTGATCCACTTATTTGTAAAAGAGTTTTGCAATTATTTACAGTTACTACCAATATTATCAACCTCCTTTTTTTCATAAAACCTACATCTATAATCAATAATAAAGTCTTGATGCTCTTTTTGATTAATGATTTTAATATTATTTCTTATCATAAAATCAAAATTTTCTTGATAAATAACAAAAATATGATTATGGACATTATTATTTAAATACTCTTTTAAATAATTTAAATTTAAATTTAACATTCCTTCATAATCAATATATTGATTTTTTTGATGTTCATTCTTTAAAGCCTCAGCATTATTTAAAATTCTTTCAAAATCGTTTTTGTCTTTTTCATTTTCAAATTTATACATTTTCTTTATTTCTCCTTTTGTCCATTTCTATTATTTTAGATACTTTTTTATTTATTCTATCAAATTCTTTTTCAGCCTCTTCATTTGTCAAAGCTTTATCTTTTTGCTTTTGTTCCTTACTATCTTTATATGTCTCATAATTCCCCTCAAATGATCCATTCTGGACATCAAATAAAAATAACTCCCATAATCTATCATCGTTTTTTTCTAATACCATATCATTAAACCTACCTATACATTTGTTATATAATTCAAATCCGTCCATGTATGGTAGGTTTAACACATAGTTAACATAATTTAGATCTTTATATTGAAACATCAAATTTTCAATTATAATGTTTTTTTTAAACTATCTCCTACTTTATCCTTAAGCATTTGAGGTATTCCATTTTTAAACAATTCTTTTAAAATTTCAAACATTTCCTCAATTGTTAGATCTTCTATTTCTTCAATTGGTTTTTTTGTAGTTTTTTGAAAAAATAAAATTAAATCATCCTGGACCTTATGTAAATTAGTACTAACAAAAGCAAAAATATCAATTGCCATATCATTTTTTTTGTGGCTTTTTAATTCTGATTCTCTTGATGCTATTTCATTATCAGGAACCTTGTTGGATCTCATTGTTTTTAATTCTCTTTGTCCTTCATTCTCAATTTTTTGCAGTTTTCTTTCTAAATACTCAACATATGGTTTAATGTCCATATCATCCAATATCTTAGAAAATAAAATTATATGTTTAAATCTTAACATTTTGTTTCTCCTTTTTAGCAAGTTACCCAGGTAACTCCATATTTATTATTATTAAGCTGCTACGTCATAATCTCTAATCTTTAATGGAACAGTAGTCGGAGCAGCCGCCAAGTAATGTCCAGTATATTGTAGTTCTGTTACTAGTTCATCTTTTTCTTTGAAATCAAGTGTAATATTTCCATCATTTAATGGATTTTCAATTATAATAATACATGGCTTTCCATCATGTTTTTGTCCTACAAATGCAATATTTGTTAAATAATCAGCATCAGCAATTTCAAGATCGAACGCCATTTCGTGGTAATCTCCTCGATCTGTTACGGTCATAGGCATCGCATATGCTAAAGATTCATAAGTCATTTTTAGTAAATTAACCATAAATCTAGGGACGTATCTTTCATATCTTTTTAAATCTTTTGTGTCTCCATAAGCCCCATCATAAGGCATCGCTCTTAATTTTATTTCTAGTTCCAACTTAGAACCGCCCCTTGTTGCTCCAATAACCTCGTCATCTGTTCCGTAATTTTTGTAAAATATTCCCTCTCCCAACATTATATCGTTGTCAGTTGGGACCTGGGGAGTAAATACACCCTTTGCCATATCAAAACACCTCCTCTTTAAACATCATAGTCTCTTATTAATATAGGGGTAGTTAATGGGGCTGATCCTTTGTAATGAGCTATAAATACCGTTTCATTAACTACCTCGTCTTTTTCCTGGAGTGATAAAGTAATATTTCCATCATTCAACATATTATTCATTATAATAATAAAAGCTTTTCCATCATGTTTTTGCCCAGCAATGGCAATATTTTCATAATACTCATCATCTGTTATCTCTAAGTTTGGAGTAAATTCCCTGTAATCTCCTTCGTCTGTGTAACTCATACCACCACCATTGACAGGAACAATCGTACTTAAGGCTGTATCTTGTAACATACAAATACCATCTATATAACAAATAACTTCGGCCCCGGGAGCTGCATTGAGTTTCAATGAAACCCCCGTTATTGCTGACCAATCACCGGTACCAAGTTCAGTAAAAGCACTTTTAGCAATCTTGATTGCTGTCCATTCATCGGCAGTTAAAGCAGATGCGGCAACATCATAATACCAGCCGTTTGTCTCTGTTCCTTCGGCATCTTGGTGAAAAGTTAATCTTAAATCGGCGGTCGATAAATCTGTTAAATCTTGAGTAGATATATAGATACTAAACCCAATATAATCGTCAGTATCACTGACCTCGGAATTATCAAAGGCTGTTAAATCCTTTGAAGCGGCAAAAACCTCATGTATTCCATCACCTGAATCTGTTAAAGTTCCTTTTGATGATTGGTCACCCTCGGAAACAATACTTGTTTCGGCAGCATAAACGCCGCCAGATGCTAATAACCAGGCTTTTGACTCCCATAGTCCATCACTTTCGCAATCTGAAATTATTGCTCTATTAAAGTATTTTAAGCATAAACTATTTAAAGTTAGTTTAACATTAAATTTCTCATATCTTCTAAGCCCTTTAATAGCACCATAAGCACCATCAAAGGTTATTTCTTTTATTGATCTCTCTATGTCAATTTTACAACCGCCCCTTGTTGCCCCTAGCTCAATTTCGCTAGGTTTTTCATAGTTTCCATATACTTTAAACTCTCCTAATGCTATATCGTTAGCACTTGGGACCGTTGGCGTTATAACACCTTTTGACATAAAAATCACCTCACCTTCAATAAATATCTTTGATTAATTCTTGACATTTCCGGGATGCCTGTTGGGATCTCAGAATAAAATTCTAAATGTGATTGATAATAACCTTGTGTTTCACTTTGCCAATAATAATCAAATCCGGCCTTTATTGCTTCGGCCGCGGTTATTATCGCTGAACTATCATTTTGATCGTCCCAAAAATCTATTTCACAAATCCAATCTCCCCTTTTTCTTGTTTCCCAAGAAGATGAACTTAAGAGATAAATTAAGTATGGAAATGAACTAACACCGGGTATTGTTTCCGGAGCCTGCTTGCTATGAACTCCAATAGTAGTTAATTCGTCAAGTCTAGCCCCTACATATTGTTTTAAATAATTAAAGTCCATTCCACACCCCCCTTGCAATTGCATTTATTTCGCTTATATGGTTATATATTGCCGGTCTAATAAATGGCTGCGCCCTCATTTTATAAGTTCCGTACTCAACAAAACCAGCATAAGGACAGTCATTAATTAACCTTAATTTTTGATTAAAATATTTAGTAACTTCATAATTGTTTCTAGATCTCATAAAACCAGTGTCAACGGCTGCATATTCATCCATTTTGCTTTTACAAAATTCCCCTACCTTAATCAATGTTTCGTACTTTTTATTATCAGTTAACCCAATAAAATCGGTTATTCTGTTAAAACCACGTCCCATTTAAACCAGTCCTTACTATATGGTAATTCTTCTTTGCAATTTACATCTTTTGTATTGTTTAATATACAGATCCCAGGGCTATCCTTCTCCAGTTAGCATCTGATATCGTGTTTGCTGCTATTGCTGTATATTCATAAGTGGCATCATACAATTTTTCCCCAGCACTTCCAACAGTTCCATTTACTCCGGCCGTTGTATCTCCCAAAGTAGCCTGGCCAAAAGCTCCATTTGCCATAGCCTCAGTAGTTGCGATCAAATCACCAGCAACGCCTTTTGTAGTGGCGGTTACAGTTATAGTTGTTCCTGCTCCCTGTGCCATACTATAAGTAGTGCCGGCATCTGCTCCAATCATTGCCCCGTCTGCATTTGCAGCTAAACAGTCAACGCCTGCGGTCGTAGTGCCTAATGTAGCGGCATCAAATACATTTGTTTCTGCATCGAATGTTTCAGTAGTTGCAATTGCATCCCCGGCAGTTCCACCAACTAAAGCAGTTAAGACACAGTCATTTGTAGCAAAGGCCGCCGCGCTAACATCAGCGTGAGCGGTGTTAATTCCGTCCGTTCCATTTATAGCCGCAACAATATTTAATTTAGCGGCTGCCAGGTTAATTCCTGCATTAATTTCACCAGCAACGGCCCCACTTGCTACAAAGGTATAAACAGTTGTTCCAATTGTAAAAGTATCGCCAACAATTGGGTTTGTATCAACCGTTAAAGTTCCCTGAGAGGCTGTGACATGGCTTGTAATATCAACAGCTATATTCGATGCACTTGTTTTAGTTTGGGCTACATCTGCCAAAAATTCGTAAACATCACCATCAATGGTAAACGTTTCCCCATCAATAACGACACCTGATAAAGTTAAAGTTCCCTGGCTTGCAACGGCGTTGATGGCTGTTCCTGCCTTTATTACCTCTTTTACCGCTGAATCTGTCCCATCATGAGTATGACCTGTTGAAGTCTCAAAAAGCTCCATAAAAAGTTTTCTCAATAATGGATTTTTACATTTTTGTTGTATACTTGTTTTAAAACTAGTTTCTGCCATTTTGAATCATCCTTTCTAATTATAAAAAAAACCCTTTACATGACCAGTAAAGGGCTTTTGTCATGTAGATATTTTAAATATCATTCGTTCCATAACTATTAAATTAATTTTATAATTGCTACTATTCCAGTTAATAAACTACCTATAAGTAAAGCAATAGCAGTTATATTTTTTGCTGTAAATTCAATCTTTTTTCTTTTAAATGTCTGGTTACATATTAATTGATTTTTCTTGCAATCTTCTTTTGTAACCATATTATCATTGATTTTATCAACTTTTGTTTCGACCCTCTCAACTATGCTTATTAAAAGGTTATTAACATCATTATCCATGATTTACACCTTTTAACTAGTTGTTAAACCTGTTATCTTTCCATGATATTCCTCTGCTCCATAATCTAACCCAGCTTGAAAATAGATTTGCTTTGCATATGAAGCCCCATCCCTTGCTTTTACTTCAACAAGGACCAAAACACCATTAACAGGACAAAGTGTAATTCTAACAACAGACATTTCAACAAAATAAATGGAATCTGTTGCCATGCTAGGATCACATAAAATTGCGATCTGTGCAAAGTCAGTGTAAATTACATCTATTTTTGCTCCACCTTCGGTCCTTGATTGTGGCGTAAATTCATATAAAGCGGCCAAAGATTGCCTCTGAAAACTATTACATACAGCAACAACATCTATTAAAGGCGCACCACTATCAAACATTGCTTTAATACATGAATTTACATGTACAGTTGTTAACGCCGTTGATCCAGCAGCCACAGCGTTAGTTGATATACCATTTGCTAGACCTCGAGTTTTTGCAGCAGTTGAAACGGATGCGGCTCCTTGATAAGTACCCCTTAAACATGAATAATTAAGATCGGATGCCATTCCTTTCATGTTTGCCATTATTTGGAAATCCAATTCATTCTGGACCTGGTTACTAGTAGCCCCAACATTAACACCACTAGCAGCCCCATCTATATTATGGGAACCTTCCAAACTAATTCCATGAGTTCCTGTAGTTGACAGTTTTTTATAACTGACCTCGGCAACCCTTTGAAATATTTGACATGTATTTGTATCTTGTCCCCTAGTAATTGTATTAGCCGTTTGACCTGTTACGCTGTCAGCCTCTGTTATTGATGGCTGTGAACCTGCACCAGTATCAACAGGGACAGCAATTGGAAATTCAAAACTATTAACAACTTTTACGACTCCACTATTTAATTGACCACTATCGGTAATAGGTGAACCAATAGCATTAATAAAAGGGGTTTGTCTTGCACCCACGGCGAAAATATCACCTAAATAATTTAGATCTTCGCTATCACAATAAGCCATTTTTCTCAACTCCTTATATATTTTTTAAAATTTATTTTGCTGTTTCTTCAATTGCTTTTATTTCTCTTCTTAACTGTTGACGTTCTAAAAGATTTCCAGCAGGAATTCTATTATATTGTTCAACTAGTTGTTCCTTTGTATTTGCTGGTTTGTTTGGATCTCCTTTAGGTGGGACCCCTCCAGTAACTACTTTTCCAAAACTGAAATCATATTTTTCTTTTAATGGATCTATGATTTTACTAGCATTTAAAACCTGGTCACCCTCAATAATTACATCATCAAAGTTAACAACATTTAATAATAAATCAATTCCTTTGGCTCCCTCATTTGCAAGAACTTGAGATAATAATGTTTTTTTGTTTAAAACCTCTAGATCCTTTTTATATTGAGTTTCTGTTTTTGTTAATTCTGTTTTAAATTCAGCCTCTTTTTTTGCAAGTTCCTTTTTTAAATCATCATCAGTTATCATGTTATTTCTTTCTTTTAACTGTAATTCATAAGCTTCAACTTTTTGTGTTAATAATTTTGCCTCTTCATTTTTTTGGTTAAATACTGACTTTGGAATTATTTTAGTTGGATCGTTTGGAATATGTTCAACCTCACCCATAACAGCCTTAAGCATTGAAATGCTTCCGTTTTCTTCCAATTTTTTATAATTCTCTTCACCTAATAATTTTTTTAACCATTCCATAATTTTTATTCCTCCATTAATATAATTTTATTCTCTTTTTTGAGTAAAATGACAGTTTATTGTGATGTCACACTAAAAGGAAATAGAGGAATCGAACCCCTTTTATATCGCAGATGCATACTCGGGCATCGTGTAAATATAAAGCTCCATCACATTTCCATTATTACATTTTTATCTTAGTAATCTTCATATAACTACTAGAGGAAACCGCGGTATCTGATACTTGAGCAGTGTTTTGACTCCATCTAAATTGAATCTTACCCCCTGTTTTACCTGTTTTGACTAAAGCCTTTTCATTTATAAAGGCAGCCGTTGAACCGTCACAACCATATGAAATATCA